TGGAGCGCAGTTCTTTGATATTGCTAACGACTCGCACTTCTCGGATCGTAACGAGAACGGCACAACCCCATCTGGACTCATTAACTTCTTCTTGCCCGGTTACTACGCGGTGGAGGGATATATCGACGAGTTCGGCGCAAGCATTATCGACGACCCCAAGGAGCCTGTTATGTCTAATGAGGGCAAGTGGATTACTAAAGGTGCTAAGTCGTACCTGTTAAACCAGGCGGACTACTTTGAGCGCAAACGCGAGTGGCAGAAGCTCATCAAGTTGCAGCAAAACTTCCCTATGAGCTGGAAGCAAGCATTTGCTGTAATACCTAAGGATATGGGTATGCCCATCGAGAAGATGCGCGACCGAATATCGGAACTGAAGTTCTTGCGGACCCCAATCACCACCAAGATTAATTTCAAGTGGGCGGGCGACAAGTTTGGTGGAGACGTGTATGTAGAAAACGACCCTAAGGGAAGCTGGACCATGAGCTATCTTCCTCCATTAGAGCAACGTAATAAAAAAACAATTGTTACCGCAGAAGAGGGGTACATACCGCCCAAGGATAGGGGTCTAATATATGCACCCGATCCGTCAGTGATGAACAAGTACTTCCTTTGCTGTGACCCGGTAAAGTTCCACAAAAGAAACACGGTAGGTAAAAAGAAATCAAACGCGGCGGCGGCAGTCTTCTACAAACGAGACAGCCAGGTAGACCCAGACAATAAACCCAGGAATGAGTGGGTAAGCAACGATTGGATACTGATATACAACAGGCAGACCGAGGATAAGGCCGAGTACCACGAGGAGTGGCTCAAGGCGGCTGTCTTTCTTGGGGCGTACGTTTACCCCGAATGGCCTGACGGAGAGGCTTTGGTTGAATACTTTAGGGACAATGGTTTTGACGGATACCTACTCAAAGACTTAGGGTCAGACGGCAAACAGGACAATCGCCCCGGAGTTTGGGCGGGCGAGGCTGAAAAAAATGAAATGGCTGGGGACATCATGACCTTCTTCAACAATAATGTTAAGTACGTGAAAATGTGGGAGATAATAGAGGAGTGGAGTCAAATGAGGGGTCTTGACGACTTGACCAACCATGACTTGTGCGCCGCCACAGGATGGTGTATGAGGGCCATAAAAAGCAGAATGCCAGACCTTTACAAGGAAGTGTATCAACCCATAGAGGTCAAAGGGGGCTTTGCAACTTTTGATGTAGAATAATTGTTTTCAACTATTTAGTAAAAAAATTTACTACATTTGTCGTGGTTAACTAAATTTGTTTGATATGATATTGCCACAGATAGTTGGTAGTGTGTTGTTTCCAAATGACAACATCCCGGAGGTTGACAAACTAAAACCAGAATACGGTCTGCGTTGTGCGCGGGCTTTATATACTCGTTTTTGTGCGGGTGGCACGTATTTTACATACACCCAACTACCCGAGATGCAGGAGACTAGAAACTACGGAGCGGGAAATCAGTCACAGGAGAAGTACAAGAATTGGTTCACTAACGGATCTCCAATTGGAACAAAAGGAATAAGTCAGGGTGAGGCTTCGGCCACCACAAAGGGGATGAGTAAGGCACAAAGAAAGGCGATGGCTAACATTAGCTACGACATTTTCTCACCAATGCGTAAATTATCAAATGTTCTTCTATCAATTCTTTCAGATAACGATTACAAACTTGATTGTGTTTCTCTTGATAAAAACATCATCAATAAAAAGAAGCGTGACAAATATGATGTCTATGCTAAGGCGAATTTTGTAAACCCATTGATGCGGGAGCTTGGGCTGCCCGAATACAAACTACCTTTCGTTCCTAAAGACGAGACGATGCTTAACATGGCTGAACGTCTTGGTTTTTTTAAAACTAAGTACGAGGTGGCCTTGGAGAAACTTGCAGAGGCAGGTTTTCGTTCATCTAATTGGGCTGGGCAGCGAATGGATCTTAATCGTGACGCGATTGATTTCCATTTCCGTGCAGCAAAGATTTATAACGACCCAATTACCGGGCAAGTAAAATTTAATTACATTGACCCAGCGCGAATGGTGATGCTTTGGAACGAAGACAACCAAGACGAGCCCGTAGCGATTGGACATATTGAGGCTGAAACCGTTCAGTCTATTTTCAGTAAACTAATTGAAGCTGGCTTCAGTGAGGAGCAGATCCAGGCAATGGCTAAGTCATACGTTCCGTACCAGACGAACGTGTCTACCATCCCGCAGTGGGCATTTGAGCGTAAGGATTCTACGACAAACCGATGGGTTTGGATGGACTTTAAGATTTACGTGTTAAAATTTGAGTACTTATCTACTGACTATAAGCAGTACGTAGAGCGCGTGAACAAGCAGGGGTACGGAAGCTATGTCCGTAACAACAAGCCGGTAGACGAAAAGAAAAAGAATCCCAACGACACATACGACGAGGTTTCTTGCAACTACTGGTATGAGGGTTCTTATATAATCTCCGGCACAGGCCAGGACCGTATTTACGAGTGGAAGAAGAAGCCTAACCAAATGCAGAAGGGCCTTTCTCCAATGAGTTCGTATGTTGTTCACCGAATCAATGGTCAGTCCCCAACACGAAGCGTGAAAGGGTTGCTCGATGACTTGATGTTTGCGGTATTGAAGTTACGCGCAGCTGTATGGGCTGCTGCTCCAAAGGGATATAGAATTGACGTTGGCGAGGCTGCTAACATCAAGATTGGAGGTGTGGAGTACGACCTGTTCGACCTCATGCACATCCACCGTCAGAACGGTATTCAGATTGTCGCAACCAAGTTTAACGCGGCAACCGGTAAGTATGTTTCTCAGCCGTTGACAGAAATGGATAACGGTCTCGGTCCTCAAGGGCAGGAATGGCTTGCTCAGATAGCCAACCTACAGATGATGATTAAGGACATCATGGGCATACCCGACGCCATGGCTGCAAGTCCCGACCAGTCAGCGGAAAGGTTAGTCGGGGTAATGGAGCAGGATTATGTTGCCGGAAATCACGCAAACTGGCCGCTCCGCGAGTCCGAGCGTCAATTTAAACAGAAACTTGGCGAGAGGATTATTCACCAGGCCCGCATAGACATTGAGTTTGACCCTAAGATTAGGGAGTTTTACGAAAGCATTATCGGGCAGCATATGATAAACGCCCTTGATGACATTCAAGGTCTTTCGTTGGACCAACTTGCAATTTCGTGCAAGGTGCTTCCAAACGAAAAAGAAAAGACCGCAATACTTCAACGCGCAATGCAGATGTCACAGATGCCGACCAAGGATGGCGCTGTACTGCTTAGTCCATCTAGCGTTGAGCGTGTTGCGCAGATGTTAAAGAATGGGGATATTGACGAGGCGCTATGGTTTATGGCCACGGAAGAAACCGAGGCGCGTCAAAGAGAACAAGAGTATTCCCAGATGATGATGCAGCAGACCATACAGGGACAGCAGCAGTCTGCGCTTGTAACCGAAGAGGCTAAACGTCAGACCATGATGCAGAAGATGCAGATGGAGATCGCTATGCACAGGGAGAAGGCGAACCTTGACTTGATGAAGGAACAGCAATTGGCTAAGCTAAAGGCAGATGCTGATTATCAAGTACAGGTTCTCAAGGGACAGCAGGCGTTGGATGAAATTAATCTTGAGGCAAATCTTGAGGCTGAATTAGGAAGCGAAATCACAGGTAGAGTATAAAACATATGGAAAACAACGAATTAGAAAATCAGAACGAACAAGTTAACGAGCAAGTTAACGAACAAGTAACCGAACAAGTAAATGAACAAGGCAACCAGGAGGATATGCCGTGGTTTTCTTCGTATGGCTACGACAGCGAGGATTCATTTAAGAGTGAGTTTGAGCAACTAAAGTCATACAAGAGCCTTGCGGCGGAGCTTGAGGAAAGGAAGAGGGATGTTGAAGAGGGTCTAGCCTTGTTGCAAGACGCTGACGACCCATTCGCCGGCATTGAAGAGGCCCGCACAATGGTTGCGTTTGGCAAGAAAGGGATTAGTTCCTCCATAGCCAACCAAATCGTTTCTGCCACCCCGGATAGCTTGATGGAGGACCCATTGAAGGCTTTGGTAATTGCTGAAGCTGTAAAGAATCCTGACAAGTTCAAGCGACTTGGCCAATCGACTATCGAGGAAGCCATACGTGAAAAATATAACTTAGGTGATGGAGAATATTACGCCACAGCTCTTTTAAAGTCTGACGCAATCGACGCAATCGAAATGATTGAAAAGACTAAAAAAGATGTTGAAGTTGTTAAGAATCCTTTTACCTTTGCCAAAGAGCTAAAGAGCCAGACTCAAAAACAGATTGCGGAAAGACAGACCATAGCACTTGCCGAGGCAGAGACCTACGCCAAGCAGCTGAAGGATGTCCCCTACAAATTCGGCGATACGGAAGTTTCGTTACAAGTTTCAAACGAAGAGGTCGAATCGATTTTGAAGTCGCAGTATGCTGGCTATTTAGGTCAAGCCTTTGACACCACCACAAAGGAAGGTAAACAAGCGGTGCGTGAATGGCTAACGAACCAAATCCTCATTCATAAGGTTCAGTCTGGGGATCTCGGAGTTCAAATTGCCAAGTCACTTACGGCTCAAACCGAAAAAAAGGTGGTACGCGAGGTCTATAACGGTCAGCCTAAGACGCCGAACCGTGTAGGCAAAACGGCTGTTGATCAGAAGGGATTAACCCCAGCTCAAAGAGATCTAATGGAGCGCGGCATTCCTTTCCCATCGCAGACGCTAAAATCATAATTAACTTTTAAAAAAATACTACAATGGGTTTTGTAATAAACAACCCCACAGGTATTCAGCCGTTATCAACTAGCGGGATGACCTATGGTGGAATCCAGAATAACTGGGATGCTTTGATGGAAGATTTCGATTCGGTAGCTTATTTGCCATTTGGTGATGAGTACTGGGACGCGATGAACCAAATCATGAACGCTGTAGGTAATCGCGAGATTGCTAAACAGCCACGCGTTCGTTGGTTTGAAATGACTCGTATGGAGGCTCCTATCCAACAGGATGGAGCTGCAACAGGTTCAGCGGCTGCTGGTTTCACAGTACCTTTGACAGCCGCAAGCGCAACAAGCGTTGGTGGTAGTCCATATATGTGGCCAACTGCTGGTGACATTTGGAAAAACGCTGCAACAGGCGCTCTTTACCAAGTTGTTTCAACAGACCCAGCTACCCCAAAAATTGTTTTTCTTCCTTTGGTTAGCACCACAACCGCTCCAACTACCGGTACTTATTTCTACTATGTAGGAAACTCAGCTCCAGAAAATAGTCAGCCATTCGGCGCTAAGTTTACATTTGACACGGTTCACACCTCTTATTTGCAAACTTTCCGTAACGACACGTTGACTAGTTCTGAAGCGCTTTACAACCAGCTTTGGTATTCACAATTGGAGAGTGGGGTTCAGACTCCATACTCTAACTCACGCGACATCATCTACTTGCAGCGTGAACACCAAGTTGCTCTTGTAAACACCTTCTTCGCTGGTCAACCAACCGGAACTGCAAACTACCAATTACCTTCCGGTGCATCGTTCCAAACCACTCAAGGTTTGTATGACGCAATCCAGAACAACGGGTCAGGCACTAATGGTGGCTCTAGCACGGTGGTAACCACCGGTGGTGTTACTGGTCTTGATTTGGATGACTTTTATGCAATGGAGGCTGCTTTGACATCACAAGATGGTTCTGTAAAGAACTACATGGTATGGACAAGTGGTTATATGCAAAGTAAACTTGAGCAATACATTCTTGCTGGTCCCGGAGCTGTAACTCCTCTCACTTACAACGTAAGCACAAACAAAACTCAGATGGAGAAAACATTCTGGGGAGAGGGCGCTTATGCTGACTTGATGAGCCGTACATTCTCGTTCAACAACCTTGTGTTCAACAACAAGAACTTTGCGTTTGTTCGTATGGGCATCTTTGACAACCCAACTATGTTTGGTGTTGGTTCAAGCACTGCTGATAACCAGACTGAAAATACTTGGAAAAACCTTGCGTTCTTCATCCCATTAAGTACTAATGGAGGTGTTGACGACGGTATTGGTAACATGGGTAAATATATCCGCGTATGCCATAAGCCAGGTGCATTTATGAATATGTGGCAGACAGGTGGCCGTGCGGCGTCTAACAAGACTCCAAACTGGGAACTTGGTGTTCACATCGTATCTGAAGTTGGTTACAAGTTTGTAAACGCCAACAAATACGGTATGTTCACTGTATAATCTTAGTAAATTCAAAACCGGGAGAGGGAAACTTCTCCCGGTTTTTATACAAACAAAAAATAAAACGATATGTTATTTGATCTAAGCAACAACTCGCCTGTTGATATTCCAGGATGGGCGGAAGAAGAATTGAGAAACGAGTTTCCAGATTTTTTTCAAAACAAACGTCCAGTGGTTTTAAGAGTTAAGGACAGATATAAACTAAAGACGTATAAGGTTCCAAGTAATCAACCTGATTCAGAGCCTCGCTTGTTTATTCAGGCCCCCGGCCCATCTTCAATCAAGACAAAGGGAAACTTTTACGATAAAGAGACTGAGTCTGAATACACCCTGGCATATACAACTATTGCCCCAACAAACATAAACGGGGTAGTTAAGTACTCAAATTCTCGTATTGAAATTGCTGACGGTTTTTCAATTCAACCCCATCAAAAAGACCTTCTTTTCTACATTCACTATATGTGTCCAATCGTAGACAATAATAAGGCTATGCAGAAGTCAGTGGATGTAAAGTACGAGTATGAAATGAAGCATGTTGAGGCCAAGACAAAAATCAACGTGGCCAAGGCTGCGCGTGAGCTTGAGAACCTCATTTATTTTGATACTGATTACAAAAACATTTTGAAAGCGGTTGATGGCTTGGGTATGGCTCCACTTCATACCGAAGATGAGACACGCGTAATGCTTCACGATGCAATCAAGAACGGAAGCGAGACCTTCCGCAAAAACGCGTTTGAGATTCTCGGTTCATCAAAACCCGCTCAGACCAAGTCGTCAGAAGGCGAAAGTGTTCACGAGTTGGTAAACAGACTTTTGAGCGAGAATTTTATCAAAAATGAGGACGGAATGTGGTATATTCGCGACCGTAGAGGTGATGGAACAAAGTGGTTGAAATCACCATTTTTTGAGTCAGCGCAAACGGGTAGCGAAGCTGCATTTGCATTGATTGACCACCTCAAGGTAAATGAAGAATTATTAGGTAAATTAAGAAAACTATAAAAAGATGATTAGCACCGTATCCCTTTCGTTTGATTTATCATACGTAGATCCGATAACTCAGACCGTAGTCCCAAAGGGTATTGTAACGGACTCAACCGATTACATTGGTCTTGGACTATCACCTCTTTTGGGGAAACTAAAAGGGCTTGGTGTTATCAGTTTTAATGGCGACATCATCGTCAATGAGAATACTGTTGGAAACCCCATGATTGACTTAGAAATCTGGGATTTTGCCAATAATGGGGTTCCTACTTATTCTTTTGATTTACCACTTGACGTTAATGGAAACGTGGCAAATGGTATCTATACCTTCACCTATTCCCTGCGTGTTTTAGCAGATCCGTTTCTTGGGGTTTCCCTTGGTGGCGTGGTTACTGCTCCAAATGTGTTGACAGTTGCATCAAATGAATGGGTGTATCAGTTCCTAGAGTCAGGAAATGGAATCACTTTAATTGACGGAGCTACAACTGCTACGTCGTTGGTTTCAAGCACATCATACAATGATCCTGATAGTATTGTAATTTTAGCAACCCCTCCAGCCCCCGCTAACTACGTTATAACCTTTGAATTAACAAATGTTCAACTTAGTGGCGTTTATAGTTATTCGGGCTGTACGCAGACTACCGCTAGTGTAAACTTTGTTTACGATTGTGAGTATGACAACAGCGGCACTTGGGGTGTTTCAAATACAACTCAATTATCTTCTAATGAAGTCGTTAGCGATTTGAGTTGTACGATAAACTATCCATCATGGACTGGATTAAATCCAAACTTTAATCCTCAAGTTTTTACAACGTCTCTTCCGTATCCGACGCTACCCGAATCAACTCCATTAGCAACCGGCACATACGGTGTTTCATTGACTCAACAAATTCAGCAAACTCAAACAGATGGGTTAATTATTCTTTACACAACATCTGTGGTTAAAGAGTTCGTTGTAACCTGTTCGGGTTCGTTGTGTGGACTGTTGCCATGCATTGAAAACTTGCGTGCTGCACATCAAGCAGAACTCGTTAGGAATAGAGTGTCCAAGTACCAAGTATATGTAGACAATGTCCTCTTGTATGGTACACAGGCGATAAACTACAGAAGCTGTGGGGAAATCGACAAGTATAACGAGATGCTTGCTAACATTCAAGCAAATCTCGACTCTTCCGGATGCGAATGTGCTTGTTGCGACGACGAGACATATTACTGGGTTTCAAACAATTCGGCTAGTTCTGTAATTGACAGCTTACTCCAATCGTTTCAGTTTCGATTGTTTAATCTTACACCCCCCGGACCTGGATCTCCTACACAATATGATGACGAAAGCAAGGGTGTTGAGGTGGGCGCTTTGTGGGAAAACGTCAACACGAAATTGTTGTATGTCTGCACCAACAACTCGCTCAACAATGCTGTTTGGCAACAATATTATGACCCAAACGCCCCCTTCCCCGGATTTAACGCACAGTCTATTAGTTATGCAGGGGCGCCATTGTATCCGGGACCTACAAATGTGAAGGTCGCACTTGACGTCGCTTCTACAAACATAATAAGTCAAGGGGCGGACATAACAACCTTACAGGG